GAATGTATCACCGCAATTCATCCGAATAGCGATGCAGCAAGGGAAACTCCCTATCGGAACAGCGGTGCAGATGTCATCAATATGGACTTATCACATTTCGGAGAAACTGCTTGCAGATTATTCCGGAAAAGACATACAGGCAGAACTTGAGAGAATCAGAGGAAAGAGAGGAGCGTGACATATATGTCAAAGGATGAAAGAAAAGAAATGATTGAGAATATCGCAGAGCGGTTCACACAGATGGATGACGTTGACAAGTCCTATATTGCCGGATATATGGCAGGAAAACAGGAGGAACGTCAGAAATGGGAGCAGCAGGGAAAGACAGCGGTTGCAACAGCGTGAGGATGACTTGTGTTTGATACGGAGGGGGCGATTTACGAGGAATACACCTAAAAAATGAATATGCAGAGCATGAGAAAAAAGAGCAAAAAGAAAGGAGACCGTTGCAGCGGTCTCCCGTTTAGCAGTCTGTGTCAGACGCTTAAAACATAAAAATATTATAGCAAATCTGACACCATATTGCAAGCATGAAAAAGCGGGGGAAACCTCGTGATTCAAAGGGTTTCAGACCCTTTTGACGACCTTGTGATGGATAGTAACAAGTCGTTGAAAAGTATATATAAGGGCAGCAGGAGGAACGGTGTCAGAATGGCAAAGAGAAAGAAAGGGATGACGTTCATCCCGTATGACTATGAGGCAGCATACAACAAGAGCCTTGAGGATATGCACGAGTTCTTTGTTGAGCAGATGTTCAAGCATGGGAAAAAGGTTGTATATGCACTCAAGGAGATACGAGCAGGAGACCAGTTCGAGGTTGAGATATATCCACAGTTCAAGAAAATGGATGAAGTACCTCCGGAGGGTCGGAGTATCAAAAAGGACAATGACAAGGCTCAAAGGAATCTGAATGACAAGAACGCAAGGAAATATGTGGAGCGTCTTATCAATGAGAATTTCACGGACAGGGATTTGTGGCTCACGTTTACATACGACAATGAGCATCTCCCTCCGGATGGAGACATCGACGCAGCAATCAAGAATGTGCAGAAATTCATCCGACGGGTGAATTATCAGAGAAAGAAAAGGGGTCTCCCGAACGCAAGATATGTCTATGTGACCGCCTACAATCCGACAGAGGAAATCCGGTGGCATCATCACATTGTCATGGATGGCGACATGGACATGGATGTGGTTGAGGGATGTTGGAAACAGAGCAGCAGGAACGAGGTTCGGAGGCTGCAAAAGGACGAGAACGGTTTGACAGGAATGGCAAAGTATATCGTCGAGGAAAAGAACAGGGTGAAATCGGAGAAACGGTGGAACTCCTCACAGGGATTGAGAGACCCCGACATCAAGGTGGTTCATTCCAAGAGACCGACAGCAAAAGCCGGAGGATATAAGAAAATCGGAACATACGTCGAGACCATGAGAAAAGGACATGAGCAGGTTCGTGAGCAGATGTTGAAATGGTATCCGGATTTTGATTTTACGGATGCGGGAATCTATTACAACGATTTCAACTCAATGTTCTACATACGGGCGAGAATGAGGAAACGGAGGCAGCAATGAAAGCAAAAAGAAAGAGAAGAATGAGCAGGAGGAGACGGGAACGGACATATATTGCGGTGATGGTATTACTGGCGATCGCTGTGAGCATAGGTCTGACACGCTCTGTCATGCGAGATGACAAGGAATTTGGGGAGTATGAGCAGCAGTCGCAGGAGTTCAATGCACGGATGCAGAGAATCGACGAGAAAAGAGAGACATCCGGACAAAATGCAATGCTTGAGCAGGTGCGAACATGGCAGCAGGAGCAGGACACAGAACCGGACAAGTATGCAGTATTTGACACCATGTCGGCAGACTGGGGAGGCGAGGAGGATGGATTCGTGCTCTATGAGATACCGGAGGAATACAGTCGGACAGGTGGCTATTTTCCGGAAAAGATGCAGGTATATACATATTGTGTCTGCAAGCAGTACGGGGTCAGATATGACCTTGTGGTCGCTCTGATTGAGAAAGAATCCGGATATAAATTCGATAAGGTTGGTGATGGTGGTCATTCTATCGGGTACATGCAGATATATGAGGAGTGCCACAGAGACAGAATGGAACGTCTGAACGTCACAGACCTCACGAATCCATATCAGAATGTGCTTGTCGGGATTGATTACCTGTCAGAACTGATTGAGAGGTATGGAACGATTCAAGATGCACTTGCAGCGTATAACTACGGGGAGCAGGGAGCAAAACAGCACCTATGGAAAAAGGGAATTTATGTGTATGAGTACAATCAGACCATCATGAACCGGATGAAAGAAATTGAGGAGGAACTGGAGCAGGATGCAGGTGATTGAGAGGATTCTGCACATGTTGAGGGTCAAGGATTGCAGACATGTGTGTCTATTCTGCGAATATTATGACATGTGCAAGCAGGAGACAGGCAGCAGGAAAGAGGTGAAAGAGAATGAACATGAGATATGCAATGAGAAGTGAGGACACGGAGCAAATCAACGTCGTATCATGGGCGAACTGGAATGTGAACCGTTATCCGGAATTGAAATGGTTGCACCATGTACCAAACGGAGGCAGTAGGAACAAGCAGGAGGCGGTCAAACTCAAACAGATGGGTGTCAAGGCGGGTGTATCTGATTTGTGCCTCCCGTACCCGAAAGGACTTTACTGCGGATTGTACATCGAGATGAAATTCGGTGATAACAGGCAGCAGGAGACACAAAAAGAGTTTCTTGCAGACATGGCAGCAGTAGGACATTTCGTCGCAACCTGCTATTCAGCAGAGGAGGCAATCAAGGTCATTGAGGAATATCTGAAATTAGAGAAAGAAATACAAACGGGATTTTTCGAGGATGCGGAAAGAACAACAATGAGCATCCCGAACAACAGCATCCTCAAGAACGGGGAAATCAAAGAGAGCAAACCGAGAAAGAAATGAGGAGGTGCAGCAGGATGACGGTCAAGGATGTTATTCAGAGATTTGCAGTTGTGTATATACCACACAATCACGATATAGCGGGGAGGTGAGGACATGAGGAAAATCATCATTGTGGCAGCAGTCGTCGTCATAGCACTGGGAGCAGGGTTCACATATACACTCTACAAGGTGGGCGAGGGGATGCACCTGCACCGCTGCGGATGGAGACAGCCGGACGACAGAGGATTCATGTAACAGGTAACAAGAGGATAACAGGAGGAACAGAAAAAATGAGAATTATTGCAGTTATGTCACCGAAAGGTGGAATCGGAAAGACAACGACATCGGATGCAATCGCCTACATGTTGGGGGAGGAGCAGGAGAAACGTGTTCTCATTCTCGACGGAGACACGCAGGGCGATACATCAAAGACATTTGAGGCATACGAGCCGGAGGGAACAGGAATGAGTGAACTGCTTGAGCGTCATGTGAGTGTGGGCGGGTCATACCGGACAACGGACTTGATAAGACCCACACAGTACAGTCACATTGACATCATTCCTGCAAACGGGTATCTCATGCAGACAGACATGAAACTACTGCTCAAGCAGGAGGCAAATCAAGTCACGAGGCTGCGGGATGCACTGGAGGAAATATCCGAGGCATACGACTATTGCATTTGTGATTGCGGTCGTCTGCTTGACATGGTGGTCATCAACATTCTACTGGCAGCAGAACTCGTCATCGCACCCGTAAAGGTCGGAGGATATGAAAACGAGGCGATTCACAATTTGCAGGAGCAGGTTGACGACCTGCGGGAAATCAATCCGGAACTCCGAATCAAAGGTCTTGTGACCATGAGACAGAAAAACAAGACATCACTGGATTTTGAGGAGTGGATGAAAACCAGTTCCGGATTTGACATGTTCGTCACACCGATTCGTCGGTCGATTGTAGCGGAAAAGGCATCCATGAGAATGGCAGTCCTCCCGAAGTTTTCAAAGAACTGCATCGTGTCACAGGACTATCGCAATGTGGTTCATGAATTACTCAAGGAACTGGAGGGGTAGACATGACAGAGCATGAGAAAAGCCGGAAACATTATGAACAAAGCGGAACTTATGACCAGAACATGGAATATTTTGAAGAATGTGAAGTGAACTCCGGTGCATGGGTGCTCATAACACGACAAATTCCGGTTGATGAAAGGTGCAAACCGCATCTATTCGGAATATATTGGGGCATCCCGAAACAAGACAGATTCGACAGACAGGTTTGTGTGGTTCATACGACGGAAGATGTGACATTGCTCAATCACGAGTTCACGGTCATCGACGATGAAAGGTTGAAAGTGTATCGTGAGGAGGGGTGGGAGTTACATGAAAATATGGCAGCAGCAGACGCAGGAATGAACACGGAACTAATAGAAAAAGGTCGGGCATTGTGCGAGGAGGAGCGTGAAATAATATGGGCGATGCAACTCGATGGATTAACAGAGACACAGGCTTGTGAGGAATATTTCTTGACAAAACACACGGAATACAATAATTTTTCGATTTGCTATATTCCAAATAAAGAGGTTTTTGCGGAGTGCGTCGCAGTATTCGGGGAGAGATATTGAAAAAGAGAGGAGGCTGCA